AGTAGAAACAGCTAAACAAAACATAGTTAGAGATGCACAGGATAAACTATCACAACTTTCAACTTGGAAAGCAAACGAAACACTGGTTATTCAAAATGCTATTAGAGATATGAGAAACAAAATAAATCAGTACAGAGTAGAGGGTAAAATGTCTATGGCTGAGAGTGATGTGGCTATGATAAGAGAGGGATTTTCAAGAGCTATGGAAAGATTACAACAGATTAACGATTTGGAAGTAACAACTGCAATGGATATTAAACAAAGAGCGGCAGACGCACTTGCTCAGGCTAATGAGTATAGCTTAAATATTCAAAATCAAGGAAATATCAATCCTGCAGATATAACACAAGCTCCAATAGATTCCGGTTCAATTTCAAGTGGTGGAACAAGCTCAAATCTAATCCCTATAACTATTACAGATGAAAAAGAACAGAGTTTAGCTGATTTATTGCACCCACTCGGCAGTTACGACCCATACGAAACGTTGTAATAGGAGGGTAGCTTAAAATGAGTTTACGTTCCTTAATTACCGACATAGGAAAAAACGTCAAGAAAACCTTTAGTGGTGTTGATACCGCAGGTTCTTTGTCTAACAAATTTTGGCAATCTAAGGCGGGGGATAACCTTGCTTCTTGGCAAACTCTTTTTAGTGATCCTAAATCTAAAATTAAGTTTGGACAAGACTTTAGGTATAACCCACAAGATTCAGCTGTTAAAAAGGTAGCTAAAATTGGTGGTAATATAGCCAAAAACTTTGGGGAAGAGGTTGCAACACAAGTTCCTAAGATTGGGTATGATTGGGGACAGTTAGTAAAAGGTGTGGCAAAAGGAAACACTAACGATATTAGATTTTCCTCAAAACCAGCAATATTTGGTGAGGATTTTTCTACCTACTTTGCAACAGAGGATGGAACAAGAAATACACCTACTATAAGAAAACCACTTGATACTGTAGGGTATTACAAAGGTCAGGGGAAGTGGAATGTACCTTTTACACAGATAAAACTTCCTGAAATGGGTTTAACTGAAAGTTCTGCATTTGATACTTTCAAAAAAGGATTGGATGCGTTATCAATGCCCCTTCAAGCCAAGGGAATAAGCAGCCCAACTAAGCTATTAGGTATGCTTGGGTTTGGTTCTGGGTTAAGTGGTTTGGTAAATTATGCAGTAAATAAGGGTGAAAAAGGCTCGTTTGAGCAGGGTGCTTGGCAAACTGCCTATAATATGTCCCCAACAGTTGCACAATCATCAGGACTATTATCGGCTACAGATAAGTTTACAACTCTTGGTAGTGTACCAATGCAATCTGTAACTAATGTACTTCAAGGAATTGCTTATGATAAGGTATCAGGAACAGAAACAACAGGTGGTAGTATATTCATTGATGCCTTATTTCCTGTAGCTCACAGCTTAAAAACCAAAGCCTTTAAATCTTTTGGAGAGGCTACTAAAAGTATAGAGGGAAAAATACTTCAAAGTTTAGGTAAAAGATTAAGAAAGTCTGATGGGACTTACACAACACTTGCTAAATGGATTAAAGGTACAAGACCTTATAGAAAAGGCGGTGCTGGTGCTTTGTTTGGGTTTGAAATTAACCAAGACGAAAATGGTGATTGGAAAGTAAACTTCAACTCTAAAAAAGCACTAATGGGTATGGCTGTAATGACAGGCAGTACCAAAGCATTAAACAGTATTGATAGTAAATTCTTAGGTGGTGTTGATAACGCAGGTAAGAATGAACTTGAAGATATATTAAAAGCACAAGAGGTAAAGGGATTAGACCCACTAATTCAAGAAGCAAGGAAGTATAAGAGTGCTGAGGAATTACCAATAAATATCAAAAGAGAAATTGTTAGAAAAAAACCCATTGGAAGTGATGTTATAGACAAGATTAAGGAACTTGGTATACCAATAAACGACGATGGGAGTATTACGTTATATCACGGTACTTCATCTAAAAATGCGTCTAACATAGATAGAAACGGATTCAATGGTATGACTTGGTTTGATACCAAGAATGGTTCAATGGCAGATATGTATTCAGGACAGGGTAAGGGAAAAATCTATGAAGTTAAGGTTGACCCATCTGCACTAAAGGTGGCTGGTGGAAAAGCATATAAAGATAATTTCTTCGTCTCTCAGGGTAAGTTAGTAAAAGACGCCGATGGAGTTTATAGATTGTCTGGTGAAGATTTAAGATTGAGGGCAAAGTCTTACGTTGATAATTTTTGGAATCAAGCAAATAAAGCAGGTGGTGGGGTTAAAATCCCGGTTGATCGGGCTCGTAGTTTATCTCCATCATCTCGTAATCAATATAAGGAGAACGGGATTTTAAATACAAACAAAGTCCAAGATATAACAAAAATAGCACAAGGCACACCAGAAGTTTTGCCAAAAAGTCCTTATTCTTCTCTGTCATCAAAGCAGATTATAACACAAAATGGTGCAAAAATAAAAGAACCCACCACAATAGCTGAGATAGAAAAAACACTATATGGTTCAGAAACAGTAGCTCCTGTTTCAGGTACAAAGACATCTGTTGGGTTTTTAGGTAATAAACTAAGAACAATAGAAAACCTTGCAAGTGATAGGATAGCAAAAGGTTTAACAAGTAATAACAAGTATGTTAGAGGGATTGCTACAGTATTGCAAGACTTGTTTGGCGGTGCTGGTAAATCACAAGGTCAGATTGTTGCAAGAGCAGAATATAGAGGTGGTATTGATTATGCTACTAAGGTTGCAAATGATTCACAAAAATATGTTTATGACCTATTAGAAAATGACACTAAGTCTTTAGAGAGAGTTCATGCCTTCTTAGACCCAAGTATAAGTAAGATTAAGGTAAGTGAAGCATCTTTAAAACCAAACGAGAAAGAAGCTGTTGCCTACCTAAGAGTTGTATCAGATTTTATAAACGATACTAACTACAAAAATGGCTTTATCTCTAAAGAGTTATGGGCTAAAAATAAAGGCGGCAAGTATATAGCAAGAGCCTACGAACCTTTTGACTACCCACCAGAGGTAGCAGACTTTATTAAAGATAAATCTATAAGGTTTGACTTAAACCCATTTAAACAACGTGGAAAAGTAACTGATTGGAAAATAGAAAACTCAATCAAAGACCCAGCATACCTAATGAGTAAAAGACTACAACAAACAATGTTTAATAGTGAGGTAGGTAAATACACAAGTTGGGCGAAAAACTCAGGATTAATATCAGATACAGCTAAACCCGGATTTGTTCAACTATCAGACAGCAAGGCTTATGGAGAGGTTGCTGGTAAGTGGATAAGAAAAGATGCCCTTGAGGATGTTAAAGGCTTTTTCCTAACTAATGATATAGCCCAAAAGTCTTATGATATTTTAAAATGGTACGATAGAAACCCCGCAAGAAAACTACAAAAGTCATTAAAGACAGTTTTTAACCCAGCAGTAAGGCTTGGAAACAGAACAGGTAACTACGTATTTGCGTGGCTTAACGGTATTAATCCAGCCACATTTGCTAAAAATAAGTTTTGGGCAAACGCTGCTATAAAGAATAACGATCCTATGTATAGACGTGCTGTTCAACTTGGACTAACAGGGACAGATGTTACTAAAGCAGATATAGCCAGAATATCCGCAGAACTTAAAAGAGGTATAAATGATAAAAATGTACTTTCTGAAATTGATGGTATTATTAAGGAATCCTATGGTAGAGTAGATGACTCCAGCAAACTCGCAGCATATAAAACATGGTTAGATAGAGGATTTACAGAAAAAGAAGCTGTAAATAGAGCAAGGAGAGGTTTTCAGGACTACAGTATGGTTGGATTCCTTTATGATGTTGGTGCAAGACTTCCTGTATTAGGCAACCCATTTGTTAGATTCTCAGCGGAATCAATAAGAATCGTTAAAAATGCAGTTATAGACCACCCAATAAGAGCCATTTCAACTATTGCGGCCTGGAAAATATTTACTGATGTGATGAGCAGAATATCGGGTGAGACTGATGAAGAAAGGACAATTAGAGAAAAAAGGGTTGGAGCAGCACACGTCCCATTTACAAATATATCGATGAATGTACAAACTCCTTGGGGGGAAGTAAACGCATCAAGACTTATTGGATTTTCTACAACTTTTACACCAGAGGATTCTAGTTTACCTGATGTATCAAAATATGCACCTATTCAAAACCCTTTAGATGTAAGAAGCTATGGTTCTGATCCATTGATAGGACCACTTATATCAATCGCAACAGATAAAGATTTTAGAGGTAAATCTATTGCCGACCCCAACCAAAACAAATATCAGGGTTCTTTACTAACTGATAGTGAGAGAAATAAGAATAGACTTGGATATCTTGCAAGAAGTTATGCACCACCAACTATAACTGATATTTACAATATAGGCAGTGCTTTTCAAGGGCAACCAAATGTTTACGGGCAGGTAAAAACGCCAACACAGGCAATTCTTAGAACATATCCAGGTGTTAAAGTAGAACAATTTGGATCAGAACAGGTTAAGTCCTATAAGGAGAGGGAGAAAAAATACAACGAATACTTGTTGAAAAGTATTGATAGCAAGATAAGGAGCATACAAAAAGACATTGATTCAGGAACCTTGGATCCTATTGTGGGTAGAAAAAGAATAGAGGCTTTACAAAAACAAAAGATTACAGAGGTATCAACATCAATAAGAAGGTTTGAAGAATCACCCGAAGCTCCAAAAACGATTCCGGAAAAAGTAAAACTTGCTGCACAAGGAATAGGGGCTGATCCACTCAATACTATAAAAGCTATTTTTACCGAGGAGAGAATGAGAAAAATATCAGGTAATGCATTGATACTTGAAAGAGAGGAAAGCCTAAACAAAACTCCAAGTGAGGATGATGCTGTCGATCATATTATTCCTCTTAGTCTTGGTGGTGATAACTCAAAAAGCAACCTAAGATATATAAGTAAGGAAGCCAATCGGGAAAAGGCAAAGTTAGAAACTAAGTTAGCAAGACAACTTGCAAATAAAGAGATAACAAAGAGTGAGGCAAGAAAACAGATAAAAGAATGGGTTGATACATACGAAAGTGGTAGTACATATACATCAGCGGATACTTCTACAGATACAGAAAAAAGCAGTACAAGTGAAAGCACGCCTACTTACGAGGGCGGTTACATTGAATATACAGTAGGAGAATCTAAAAAGAAGGTTAAAAAAACTATCTCAATGCCCAAACTCACATCTAATAATGAACTTAATAAAAAGATTATATCCGACTACAAATCTGATCTAACCGATTATGAAAATTACATAATGTATCAATATGAAAGAGGTGCTATTACGGAGGAAAAAGCAGGTTTAGAACTTGAAAGAATTGCCTATATCAAAAAGGCACTATCAAATGTAACTAAATCAGGTTCGGGTAAAGCTAAAAAGGTAAATTTAGCTGCGATTTCCCAAAAGATACTTAAACCTGTTAAGGTAGAAGTTAAATCGCCTAAATTTAATACATTTGAGGTATTAAGTGGTTTTAATAAAGTAAAGGCACCGAATATTAAGGCTCCTAACTTAGCAGTACCAAAGTTTGATATGCCTAAGTTTGAGGTACCTAATTTTATGAAAGGAACAAAATGATATTAACCGAAAAACAGATACAAGATATGACCCAAGCTATGTATGAGCAGGATCAAGACACACCTGATTCAACAAGCGAGGATTACCTTGTTAGACGTTCTATCCTAAACGCTGGAATAGGGTTTTGGGAAGTCTTTAATGGTACAGATTGGGCATCCCTTTATACTACCCTTGCAGAGAACAGTACAGGTGGAGAGACCACTGTCGCTACAGGCGACACACAGTCCGATTGTCCTACCGCACTTGTGAGGATAGGATCGTACATAAAACTAACCGATGGAACAAATAAAGTAGTTTATGTCAGAAAAACGCCACAGGAAGCAGCTGATTTGGTCGCCGCAGGTTCTACAAGTAAATTCTTTTGGATTTCAGGTAAACCAAACGCTTATAAGATAAATTGGAATCCTGAGATACCGGAAGAATATGACGGGTGGACTATTTCCTATCCCTACTACAAAAAGGCATCACAGTTCAGCGCACCTACAGATGTAGCAGATGCACCCGACCACTTGTTTTTAGTTCATTACTTGCTGTCTTGGTTGTACAAGAATGACGACCCCGGCAAGTCAAGAGAACAGTTTGATATTGCAAACGCCCTTATTCAACAGATGAAAAAAACAAATGATATTTCAATACTTGATTACCTTGATAACGAGGTGGGAATAGGATTTGGACTATGAGACTTGGAAGATATGCATATTCAAAAGTACAAGAACTGGATATTCAGGTTGATAGGTTCAACGATGGATTAAATGTCATTCAAAGGGCACAAAGAATAAAACCTACCGAAGCGGCAGAGCTTTTAAACCTGATGTTAGTTGATGACGGCCTACCTTCTCCGAGATGGGGTACCGCTGTATATGGAAAGGCTATTTCCGGTGCAGACGAGATAGACGGAATGGGAGAATATGTTAAATCAGATGGTACGAGGGAACTTATAGTAGTAGCGGGGGGTAAAGTATGGAAACACACCACATCAACAGATACGGAGATTACAGGTGCAACATTCACAGCAGGAACAAGGGCATATTTTAAACAAATAAAAGGCTATTTATACATATCAAACGGAGTTGACCCCTTAGCAAGATACAATGGCACAAACCTAATCACATACACGGAAATTGATGCACCTACAAATGTTCAACTTTCAGGCGGTGCGGGTATTACGGGAACGGGGTACAGTTATTATGTTCAGATAACATCACTAAATGATATAGGGGAGACTGTGGGAAGCACCGAAGTATCTACAACAATCGGTAAAGCAAGAAGTGATTGGGCGGAACCCGGAGAAACAATGACTATATCTTGGGATGCCGCAGTAGGTGCAACAAGATACCAGATTTACATATCAGATGAATCGGGTTATGAGGTTTTACTTGCTTCAACAGAAACAACTTCTTATGTTGATGATAATAGTGCAACCCCTAATCCTTATGTTGAGGTTCCTGATGCAAATACCACAGGCGGTCCTAAGTTTGGTCCTATGGAACTTTCAGGTAATAGATTGTGGGGAACAAAAGACCCAAATAATAAATATCGTGTTTATGGAACAGGAACAGGACCTAATATGGGTGTGTTTTCCGACTTTTATGGTGGTTTTTGGATTGACTTAGAAAAAGGCGGTAGAACAGAGCCACAGGTAGTTGTTGACTATAGAGATGGACAGGGAAACTCAAAAGCAACGGTTTTATGTACAACACCGGAAGGAACAGGTTGTGTATGGCAGGTGCAACTATCTTCAGCTACAGTTGGAGATGTTACATTTGTTATTCCGTCAGCTTCAAAGGTAGTGGGTTCTTTTGGTACATCAGCACCCGCTACAGCAGTTATCGCTGCAAACGATGTTTATTTTCTGAATAAAAAGGGTGTGTTTGTATTAGGTAATGAAAGACAGTTTTGGGGAGTTTTAAGAACAAATGAGCTTTCAGTTAAGATACGACCTTATATTGAAAGTATATCAGAATCAAAAATATCAAATGCTTGTGCCTATTACTATGATGATAAGGTGTTCTTTTCAGTATCTACAAATGCTTCTTATAATAATAGAATCTTTTACTATGATAGGGAGAATCTATCTTGGATAGCAGATTGGTCAGTAGGTGTAAATCAATTTTGTGAGCATACAGATTCAGACGGTATAACCCACTTTTTAGGTGCTTCATCAAACGATGGATATATTATAGAATTTTCTAAAAACATACTTGGTGATAGGGGAGTGGCATTCAAAACAAGATATACAGGACCACAGTTTCCAGTAAGCAAGGATTGGAGTAAATTCGCCAAACTCAAAAAGTTTCATATAAGACTTGCAAATCCAAAAGGTACAGTTAATGTTTCACTTATAGGAACGGGAAAGATAAGTACATTTTCTACGGTAGCGTCTGCAAGTATATCAACAAGTAGTGCTTCTACAGGACTTGGGTTTGACCCGTTGGGAAGTGTTCAACTCGGTGCTTCAAACGGAAAGCCTACAACATTTGCAATAGGTAATACCCAAAGACATATGAGATTGAAAGCAAGGGTTAGAGATATTCAATTGGTAGTAGAAACTACAGGTTTAGAGAATGGGTACACCCTTATGGGATACAAAATAAAGGGTACTATTCTTAATGTTAATGACCCAAGTAGCGAAAAAATTTAAGGTATGTTATTTATTTATTGAGAGGATTTAAAAATGAGCGACTTATTTAGAAAAGGAAAATCAAATTTTGCAACAACGCTTGTTACAGGAATAGGAACAGGTACAGGAGATGTTATTACACTAAATTCTGCAACGGGACTGCCAACCGACACAGAGATAGTTTTAACGTTTAACCGTGTTACCTCAGACGGAACGGTAAACTCAACAGCGGTCGTGGAAAGAATTAAAGGTACTATAAGCGGTTCAACACTTACCTCATATACAAGGGGTGTAGACAGTACAACCGAACAAGCTCACGGAGCAGGTACTGTTGTAGAGTACATACCGAACGCAGAAGATATGAATGATCTGATTGATGGAATACTTGTAGGACACAACCAAGATGGTACACATAAATCAGGAACAGTTTTAACACTTCCACAGATAAACGACACTACAGCAGACCACCAATACATTACAGCAGTAAGTGAACTTGCAGCCGATAGAACAGTTACACTACCTTTATTAACAGCAGACGATACTTTTGTTTTTAGAAACCATAGTAATGTGGCAATTAACTTTAATGCACCAGAGGGATTTTTAATCAATGGGAAGATAGTTCCAAGTGTTACAGATAATAACCTAACAGTAGCCTTAAAAGGTTTAGATGGTAACGACCCCTCAGCAACTAATCCTATTTATGTAAGGATAGGAGATACTGTTCATTCAATTACAAGTGCTTTATCAGTTACCAGAAACGCTGGTACTAATTGGTTTAATGCTGGTAGTAAAAACCTTGCTACTAAGGAAATAGACTATTTTGTTTACCTTGGTTACAACGCAACAGATGGAGTTGTGATAGGGTTTTCTCGTATTCCTTATGCTACAGAGT